GGTTACAAAGATATGTACCTATGTGATAATTATATGCAGTTTAAAACTGCCATTGATGATTTTGAATACACAAAATGGTTAGATCCTGCAGGTGTACCTTGTTATATTAAAGACGAATGAAATATGAAAGACCTTGGGGATGGTATATGACCATTGATAAAGGTTATGGGTATAAAGTAAAAAGAATACAAGTAAAACCTAACGCAAAACTTTCTCTACAATTGCATCACCATCGTGCAGAACATTGGATAGTTGTAAAAGGAACTGCTTTAGTTGAAGTGGGTAAAGATCAAATAATACTACACGAAAATCAAAGCACTTATATTCCTATAGGATCAAAACACCGACTCTCAAATCCTGGTTCAATTCCACTTCATATAATTGAAGTTCAAAGTGGAATGTATCTTGAAGAAGATGATATTGTTAGGTTTGAAGATTCTTACGGAAGAAGTTGACAATTTGTGACGATAGTAGTAATATAGATATATTATTACTCAAGGAAAAAAAAATGAGTCAATACAAAAAAACAGCATTGGTATTAGGTGCAGGTGGATTCATCGGTAGTCATATGGTGAAGAGACTTCGTTCTGAGGGATACTGGGTACGTGGTGTTGATCTTAAAGAACCAGAGTTTTCAAAAACAGAAGCAAATGAATTTGTTTATGGTGATTTAAGAGATGTTAATTTCGTTCGTCGTGTTATTTTGTTTAAAGGATATCGAGGAAACTTTTTTAGTGATGTTCCATATAGATTATTAGAACCGTTTGATGAGATCTATCAGTTCGCTGCTGATATGGGTGGTGCAGGTTTTGTATTTACTGGTGAAAATGATGCAGATATTATGCATAACTCTGTATCAATTAACTTAAATGTTCTTGAGGAGCAACGTAAATTTAATGAAAAATATAGTGTGAATAAAACAAGAATATTTTACTCTGGTTCAGCGTGTATGTATCCAGAGCATAATCAACTTGATCCTAACAATCCAGACTGTCGTGAATCATCAGCATATCCAGCAGACCCAGACTCAGAGTACGGATGGGAGAAACTCTTTTCTGAACGTCTATACCTCGCTTACAATCGTAATCACGATATTCCTGTGCGTATTGCCAGGTATCATAATATCTTCGGACCAGAGGGAACTTGGGAAGGAGGTAGAGAAAAAGCACCAGCAGCAATCTGTAGAAAAGTAGCTTATGCAGGTCTTGCTGATACTATCGAAGTATGGGGTGATGGTGAGCAGACTCGATCATTCCTTTACATTGATGAATGTATTGAAGCAACTCGAAGATTAATGGAATCTGACTTCATAGGACCTGTAAATATTGGTTCAGAAGAAATGGTTACTATCAATGAGTTAGTAAGAATAACTGCAAAAGTAGCACAAAAAACCATAGGTAGAAATCACATTGATGGTCCTTTAGGTGTTCGTGGACGTAACTCTAATAATGATCTTGTTAGAGAAAAATTAGGATGGGATTATTCACAACCTCTTGAAGAAGGTATTCGCAAGACTTATGAGTGGATTGAAGAGCAAGTAGAACCATTAAAAGCAGAGGAGGATCTCGAATTACTTTATAATTCCATTTAATTAAGAGGTTATTAATCATGTATGGAGTCGATACTGAAGAAGATAATATGTTTCCAGAAATTGGAAAATTGGAGGGTGATTATTTTACTGAAGCAAGTTGCACCATAGAAAAATTCTCAACTAAGATTAAAGATCTTGGTGAAGGAGATATTTTAGAATTTGGAGTTGCTGGTGCTTTAACAACAGTTGCTATGGCAAAAGAAAATACAGATAGAAAGATCTTTGCATTTGATCATTTTAAAGGATTGGAGAAAACTAGTAAACCTACTTATCCAGGTTCAGATTGGGTAGAAGGTGCATTTAGATTAGGAGATCCAAACAATCCACACATCCCAGATACAATAGAAGAAGTTTTAGAATTTACAAAACCATATCCTAATATTAATATTTTTGTTCAAGATGTACATGAGATGAAAGAACCGTCTCATTACGGTATTGGTAAAATTTCTGCAGTTAATATTGATGTTGATATTTACGAACCAACTGTATCCTCTTTAAATTTTCTTGATAAATGTGATTGGGATAAATTGTATATTCGTTTTGATGATTGGCATGGTTATGATTCAAGGTTTGATCATCATGAAAGATTAGCTGCTAGAGAATGGTTATTTAAAAATCAATATAGATGTGATATAATTGAAGGAGGTCAGGTTGGCGGTATGATAGTTTGGAGACCTTAATGAAGGTTGCTATTCTTGGTTCAAGTGGACAGATAGGTGCATATCTTACAGAATATCTTCGTAAGAAAAAACATTTAGTAAGAGAATTTGATATTGTAAATGATCCACATGAAGATATGACTCACATCCCAAATCCATTTTTACGAAATGTAATTATGGATTCTGATTTTGTTTTCTTTCTTGCATTTGATGTCGGTGGTTCACACTATCTAAAGAAGTACCAACATACTTTTAAGTTTATTGATAATAATGCAAGAATGATGGCGAATGTTTTCGGTCATTTGAGCGATTATAAAAAACCATTTATATTTGCATCATCTCAGATGAGTAATATGAGTTACTCTCCATATGGTGTAATGAAAAGAGTTGGTGAGTTATATACTAAATCTCTTAGTGGATTGATTGTTAAGTTTTGGAATGTATATGGTATCGAAAAGGATATGGAAAAGGCACATGTAATTACAGATTTTATACGAAAAGGGTTTGAAACTGGTGTTATAGATATGATGACAGATGGAACTGAAGCAAGGGAGTTTCTTTATGCAGAAGACTGTTGCGAAGCGTTGGAATCCGTCATGGGGAACTATGATCAACTTAATTCTGACGACGAACTTCATATTACTACTGGTGATTACACAACTATACTGGAAATTGCACAGAATATACAAAAATTATTTTCCAACATTGGAAAAGAAGTTATAATCAAACCAGCAGAATCTAAAGATGAAGTACAGAAAGATGCCAGAAATACATCAGATCCTTATATAAAACAATTCTGGCAACCCACCACTTCTGTTGAAGAAGGTTTGAAAAAAATATTTTATGAAATGAAAAAAAATTATGAGTAAGTTTAAAATTAATCTTTATTGTAATGATCAATTAGTACCATCTACTTCTTGCTCTAATACTGCAAAGTATGTTGAGTGGGTTTATGATGGATCTGGTGATGTTAATTTATATGTTAGTCAAACAGCTCTTAATGCGATTAATGATAGATCAGGAAAACCAACTTATATTTGGTTATTAGAATCAAGACAAATTATTCCACAATTTTATGATTGGGTTTTAAATAATTATGAATTTGTAATGTCAAGAGTTGATGGTATCTTTAGTTGTGATGAATCTGTTTGTGAAAAATATGAGGGAGTAAATTATGTGGTTTCTAACGCAGCACCTTGGGTAGTAGATAGACAGGTATATAAAAAGACTAAATTAGTATCAATGATTGCGTCAAATAAAAGAATGTGCGAAGGGCACTTAAAAAGATTATCTTTTGTTGATAAGTTCAGAGATAAATTAGATTTTTATGGTCGTGGTTTTAATGAAATATCTTGTAAAGAAGAAGGATTAAAAGACTATATGTT